TGTTATAAACCTAGCCGTACCAAGACCGAAAGTAAGGGCCATTTTAGATTTGGATGGATCTGAATCAAAAATATATTCGTCTACAACCAGCTGACTGTGTTCGGTCAGTCGGACCGTACTATCATCTAAAAAAGTTATGGCCATGCGGCCGTTATTTGTTATAGCCTCATCGTTTTGCTGAATAGCAAACTGTATCTCTGCTGGATAGGATTGATCTCTAACGATTCGTGCTTGGCCGTTAAGCTCAGATATATCGCCTATATCAGCAGCTTGTGCTTGTGCCTTGGTCGTTTTGAATGACACAAACAGTAGAAGTATTACTGCCTGTATTGTTGGATATAGATATGATCTTAAGCCAGTCATTGTCTTGGGTACTCAGTTGTTGTACGTTAAAGGTCATATTATTACCAGTTTGATCTAAATAAAAGTAGCCACCTGCATATCCAGAACCAGTAAAGTTAATTGTGTTTGAATTTCCATCCACGTCCATGTAATTGGTGGCTCCGTCATAATTAATATTACTTGTTACTTGGTTTCCAGTTCCGTTTATTATCCAATCTAAATCTAAAGTAGCAGCAAGTGCAGTTGTACCGTGGTTAAGGGTAAAAGTGTTAGTGCTACCAGTCACATCAACGTTTAAATTTGAGTTATCAATACCAAAGGTATTTGTAGGATCGCCTTGTATTGTAAAGGTGTTGCTATCGCCATCAAACTCAAAAAAAGCTGTAACATTATCACCTGTAATATCACCTAGAAATTTATTAGTATTACCTATTTGATTTATGTCTAGCGTAAAAGCATTTCCGTCCAGGTCAAAAGGGGTA